CTTATTGCTAGATACGGCATATTATTCTCCTTTTAATTTTAGGTGTGTATTAAAAGAAAACGAAATTCTCTCTGTGTCTTCCATATTCATAAGAACCTTATGTTCTATCCACGCTGGAAATATAATAAGATTATTTGCTTCTGGTAATATTGTAAAAACACTTGAATTTACTGGATTCCATTTTGAGATCATATTTGTCTCCCAGTAGAATGAATTAATATAACGATAGGGATGCTGAAAGACTATCGGTGCACTACCTGGTCTTAAATAAAATGCTCCAGATAAAACTGAATAATGGTGGCAATGATAATCATTTAGATGTCCTTTTCCATTTATGTTAATCCATATATTTACAATAATCTGTTCTTCATTCTTTTTCAAATCTATATTGGTATGATAAGCATTGGCGGCTTCTTCAATTTTGTTTTTGAGTTTTACAAATTCTGGATGTTTTTCATTAATAATATCTTTACTTTGCCATCCTCCAATATTTGTTTGATGTACTCCCTCTGGATCTTTGTCTTTCATCTCATAAGAAAAATCAATCAAAGAATCTATGTCTAATTTCTGCTCTGTTATTTGTACAGGACAAGCAAATAAATCTAAGTATTTCATTCTGGATAATGAATGTAAGTTTTAATCATATATTTCGTTTCGGTGAAAGGAGTTTCTCCACTGTGCGGATAACCGAACCAAGTAGGAGCAACAAGAAGTCTTCCCTTTATGGGATATACTCGTTTATCAAGTGTGCTGAAAACAGTTTCGCCACCTTTATCTACTGTATTGAGATAATATAACATCACAAGCATCCTTCTGGATGAAGGAACATTAATCGAATCGATATGCTCATTGTAATAGTGTTTATTAGGATCATATCGGTGCATCCTGAATTGTTCAAGTGTAATTGGTTTGAAGAATAATTCTTGCGGATATCCATTCAATATTAGGTCGTGTTTATATCGTTCAAATTGAGATGCGGCTAGTTTAGTCAGAATTTCCATTATGACTTTCCACCGAGTAGATTTCGCCGCTCGTTGTGTGGTGTTCAGTTCAATCGCATTTCGATAAGAATCGGAAACATCTTCTCCTGTTGTTGATTTTATATGATGTTCTTCGTCCTTATCAAAGGCTTTTATAATGCTATCGCACATTTCATCTGGAAGAGCCTTGTCATATATTTTGATAAAATCGATTAATTTATCCATTGTAAATATTGTCTTTTGAGTATTGATATGGACTTGGAAATTCTTTTATCTCATCATTCCACTTCCTTTTTCTTTCGTCGGTTTGTTGTATAAAAATTTCCACCCACTCTTTTGTCTTTTCTATATCTTCACCCGACAAAGCTGGATTCAATTTATATATTGGATTCCAATTCATACCGGCGGACAATGCGTGTACTGCATTTCCCAAATCAAACTCCAAATGTCTATTTCTTTGCTCATAGAAACGAGTAAACATTTTAGGAAAACCAGATGTGTGACCTTCCGAAAATAAATTTTCTGGATAGTCTTTTGTCTGAATATCTCTCCAATATTCCGTATCATCTCTATGACTTAATGAATATAAAAGAGCAACGGTTGATCCAAAAGCATAAAAATGATCGTGGCATTTAGTGTTAAATTCTCTTCTATCCCATTCACCTATTCGACCTCTAGATAATGCACGAACCAAATTAAAGAGAAATTGATATATAGTCTGTAATCCAGTAGATTGTAGTGGTTCAACAAATCCTGCCGATAGTCCAATAGCAACAGCATTCTTAACCCACAATCTTTTTTGAATACCACATCGCATTGGAATCAGGTGATAATCTAATTCTTCCGCATCTCCATATCCCTTTTTCTGTAGTTCTGCTTTAAACTCACATAAAGCGTGTTCTTTAGAAACGAATTTGTCTGAGAATACATACCCAGCACCCATTCTAGACCATAACGGGATTTCCCATATCCAACCATTCTCAATAGCTGAACACATTGTATAATTCACAATTTGTTTCTCTGGATCTTTGTAAGGAATTTTTGTAGCCCAAGCATAATTGTTGGGAATGAAATCTTCTACGGATTCAAATTCTACCTCAAAGGTTTTAGTCAATAATAACGATTTGAATCCAGTACAGTCTACAAACAAATCTGCTTCAAGTTTTTGTCCATTGTCCAATATGAGATATTTAATACCTTCATCATTTTGAGGTATTCCTAATACCTCTGCTTGAATATGAGTAAAATTTTCAGCATATCTAGCTTTGCAGTATCGGTCTCTTAAATAGAATCCAAATTTAGTAGCATCAAATTGATAAGACCATCCTGAGTATTGCTGAACCTCGATATCAGCTTTTTTCCAAAATGGTGGGTCATAATGAATTGCTTTGTTCTGATTTATTAAAGCCGTTCCTGGATAAAAAGTCTCTGCATAATCACTTAATGGAGTTTCAGGATAAAATATTTTTTTGAGGTGCCAATCGTTCAGTTTAAATCCATAATTATTATGCTGAAGATATTCTGGACCAAATGGGAAATGAAATATCCCAGAGTCTTTTCTATACCAATCCTTATATCCGATACTTAGTTTATGAATAGCATCACAATGGGGCATCCAATCATTATCTTCAATTTCCACCAATCTTAGCCAATCAACAATACCAGAAAATCCGCTCTGACTACCATCGACCGTACTTTCTCCTACTCCTATATTAGGAACATTAGGTGATTCTACAAGCGTAATTTTTTTATCTGGAAATTGATGTAATAAAGTAGTAGCGGTCATCCATCCTGCTGATCCTCCACCTACTACGACAATATTTTTCAAAATGGATCTCCCGATAATGTGTCTTGAAACATATAAAGAGCGGACTGTATTGTTAAATATTCTCTCGCGGCATCGTGGAGACAATCGTGATGAATAAAGCCTTCAGGCTCTACTCCCATATCCCAGACATCCCGTCCAAGTAATGTAAACACTACTGTTTTTGAATCGTGGATATTCCAGTAACGCCAAGGTAAATCATCTTGACCTACACCTTCTGTAATGCGAAAGAGATCGTGTAAAAGACCGAAATCGAAGTGGGATCCTCGTGAATAGACTTTTACTTTATGGGTATCTACGCCTTGATCGGTGAGCCACGAGATCATATCCTCTCGTAACTTAGACCAGTGCATATCTTTGGGGGAGGGTTTTAATATATGTTGAGCGGCTTCTCCTTGTTCGCTCCACCACTGGAGAGTATCTTTATGAATTTTTCTTCCAGCATCAACTTGACTCTTGACATCCAGTTTAGCGTAATAGCCGTCTTTAATCAATTCGTCAAAAGTATAGTCTTTGGTAGAGTCCACTGCGACCATACCAACTGATAAAATTACTGAATTATTAACACTACCTAGAGTCTCAAGATCCAGTACTACACCATCTTTCATAATATAATCCTCAATTTAACCACTAAAGTGGTTCTATGTTTTTTTCTACGTATTCCTTTGATTTCTCTCGTGCTTCCATTAAAGCATCTTTTACTTCTTGTTTAGACCCACCGAAATATGCTACGGCGTGTCCCTCTTCAATCATTTTCTGATTAACGTTTATGTATCTTGTTCCATTAATAAGTTCTAATTCAATTTGATCATCATCCACTGGAGGGATGAATATTTCTCCGAGTACTCGTCCAAACTTACCTGTACCAGATGATTTAAGGATAAATTTATTATCATTACTTTCCAACAATTCTGTTAATCTGTATTTTGCTCCCAGTCCATATCGTTTTTCTTCGAGGTCTCGTGTTCGTGATTCAGGAGTATCAATACCCAAAAATCTAATGCGTTTATCTACGTGAACATTGAATCCCAAATCTATGTAGGAATCTATGGTATCTCCATCAACTATTCTCTTTACTTTTCCCTCATACTCAAACATTGTTCCTCTATAATATGTTTCTCCTGATGCTTGTCTAATTCCGTTAAGTCTTTAAATGTTTCATCACATTCATAACAACTAGCCCAGCCCCATTTTTTATAGTGCTCCATATCAACGATTCTAATTTCGTTCTTGGAAATCATCGAATCTGTGTATCTTAACGTAATTAATCTTCAATTCATCCAATTTCGTATAGCACCTTAGTATCTCTCGGTCAATCCAGTTTTTCTTTCCGTTGAATTGTCCGACAACAAACAAAAATTGTAGATATAATAACCACACCATTTTCATTTGGTCCTCCTCTAATCAAAATATAACCAATATATTCCTATTAGGGTTGCTATGAAAGCTATTGTGGCGTAGTCAGTAAAACTCAGCCACTCCTTATACCATTTCCAAGGATTCATTTTCCTTGTCCTCTATATTTCTTCCAACCTTTTCTCTTATGCTTATTTTTAGGTCGGGAATTACTAGAACATCCTATTGAAGTTCTTTTAGGTACCGATTGCCAGGTCTTTGCATTTGCCTGTTTAAAAGCTGATCGAGCCATTTTCTTTATTGTTTTGATTCATAATAAAAAAGTGTTGGGTAGAGGCTAGCCTAACTCACAAGAAACTCTTTGCATCGGCTCTCTGACCGTTTATTAGCAAACCAGTTTCTACTCCTTCACCCTACTGGCACGTACCGACGGGACTGTTGGAGGAGTCTCTTAACTTCAACTAGCTGGAGCACGTATTAACATACAGGTTGGAGTCCGTCCCTCCAGACCTGGCTTTAGTGTCGTTTGCCCAACATTTACCAAACCCAGCTAACATAAGAATATCTAGTTCCTTTTGTCACCGGGGTAACATAATGAGGAAACAGAAAACAAGAAGGAAATACATACAAATCTCCTTTTTCTGTTTCCAATAAATCTCCGTCTTTGTCATCAAACATATAGGTTTCACCACCTTCATAATCATCATTTAAATGACCTATAATAGAAAGGATCGGAACTCCTTTTCGTACACCATCAAACATAGAATGAATATGGTCGCAATGAACTTTCATTTCTTGACCTGGGAAGTATCGTATAAATTTTATTCCAGTATATCCTTCCCATCCACTAAACCAATAAAAATCTAAGCCCCGAACATATTCCTCTAAAGCACCTCGTAATTTTTTTATTATTACATCGTTTAAATCTTCAACTTTATTCTGGAGAGTCATTTC